TTACCGATACGACCTCGTTCACCCTTCATGATATTACCTGCTGCTGCATAATGCTGTACAGGAACAAATGCTTGGTTGCCATGGAAATCAACAACTCTTTCCAAATCAGGAAGAAGCTCATTAGGAACATACAATGTTCTAGCACTTGGGATTACTCTAGTATCTGTTTTAGAAGAACCAGAAATAAGACGAGTGTTCATAGGAACATAATTCTTATCAGCCATTTGACTCAATGTTGAAAACATTTGATAATCAAGTACTGATGTATCATCTAAATCAGCTGCTGCTGCTTTATTACCACCAAGAATAACTCCACCTGCGTTAGATGCTAGATCCAACTGAATGAGGTTCTCTACAATCTTTGTAGCTGCTTCAGCAGACAAAGAAGTAATATACTTATAATGCTCAGCTAAAGAGTCAAACATTAAATCATCTTCTGTATATTCCCAAAAGAATTGTACTTTTTTCAAATCAGAACTGATTTCTTTTCTAGCAAAACCAATACGATTGATTCTCCCGCCGCCTTCTCTACCCCATGGCATCTTGTCCTTAATAACACCAGGATCTCTTGAACTACCCCATAAGTTACCATTTCCAATTTTAATACCATCAGCACTAATACCTTGATCATTTACGTTAGCATCATCAATGACTGGGTGATACTTATACATCTTCATTGAACGACCTGAATGCTTAGGCATTTCTCTAGTAGTCGCCATTTGTTGAAAAATCATTTGATCACGAATGTCCAAAATTGCTTTTTTAATAAAAGCATATGGAACCAACTGTGGACCTTTTGTTTCTGGATTTCCAGCAGCGTCTACTGGGAATGATCCATCTTGCTTGTTAAACTCACCGTTATTACTTGCTTGTCCATAAGACATAGGCTTAGCAAATACGTTTACTGGATGTCCTCCAGCTCCTGCTACTTCAATATTACTTGGCATCTTCTATTTCTCCATTTTTTTATTGTATCTGGTTCAAAAGTTTATCGAGTTCATTCTCACTGAGTGAGTTGATAAACTTTTCATCATTTAAATTTATTGTTCCTTGAGTGGGAGCATTTCCTTCAGTTTTAGATTGCATAGAAGATGGAATACTACTTGAAGCTTCATGTACTTTTTTAGTGACAGTCTCTTTCTTAGGTGGCTCTTCTTGACTATTTCTATTAAGAATTCCTTGAGCCACTTCTTCGTAAGCCTGTATAAAGGAAGTATTTCTAAAATCCCCAAACTGTTTCCGTCTTTCAATCTCATTTACTGAAGCCTCATAAAGTCCACTTTTCATGTGCTCATCTAATACCAATATCTTTTCTGGATCCTCAATGAAGAAGTTCCTAGATGATTCATCAAAACTAGATAAGGCACTGACAACTTTTTCATAAACAGGTGAATCTTTTAATTGTTGATCAATAGATTCTAAAGGATTATCTTCAACCTTATACTTTTCAGCATCTGGTGTATATTTAAAATCCTCTTCATCCATCTTCTCTTCAACATCTAAAAGGTCAATTTCCTTTTCTTTGATGAGTTTGGCTAATGCTTCCTTATCTCCATTTATAATGTCTAAAGCTTGAATCAATTTCTCTTCAGAATCTACTCCTGCTTTTTCCATCATTTTTACCATTTGAAGTTTAGGCTTAATTTTTTCCTTATCAGCATAATAATTAGCTCCAAGCTGAGTCAATTTAATAATCTCCTCAGGACTGTATGTATGCTCTTTACCATTGGCTTTAATTGGATTAAATAATGCTTTATAATTCTCTGGAATTTGCTCGTATAAGCTTTTGTCTATTGGAGGTGTATATGAATTATCATCATTGACCTCTGAATTTTTTACTTCCTCTATTTCTTTAGAAGAAGTTTCTAACTCACTTGTTTTAGCAACAAGATTATCAGAATTGTCTATAAGGTTATTCAATTCGTCTTCTGACAAATTATCTATGTCATCATTTGATATTTTATCTATATCAATTGAAGTCAATTCCTCTTTTGGTTCTATCTCTTTTGACTCAATACTTTCTTCAACTGTCTCTTCTTGGTTTGAAATTTCTTCATTGACCTCTGACATTTGGTTCCTTTTAAAATTTTATTTGTTAAGTATATTAACAAAATATAATAAAAAAGTAAATATTTGATTTTTAAAATGAATATAAGTAGTTTACAGTATAATAAAAACGATGAATTTCTTTACTTGAACTTTCATCCTTTTTGATTTTAAAAAATTTGATGTTAGGCTGGTTTACTCCAGCCTAATACTTATTCTACTTCTTCATTTTCTTCCAAAGATTTTATATTATCTTGAGCAGATTGACCTACAGTTATAATGGTCGAAAACCAACGAGTTAAGCTTGATATGCCAAGAAGCATAGCTTCATTCTTTGCCTTTAAAGTATCATTTGTATAAGCCATTTCACTATCCATAATAGACACTGTTCTTGCTGCCTCATTCTTTAAATACTCTTCAGAAATTAAATACAAAAAATCTTTATTTTGATAAAGATTATTCAAAGCAATTAATCTTTTCTCATCATTTTTATATATATCTATTTGAGTCTCCATTGAAACTCCATCTTGTCTGAGTGGCTCTATATCTTTACATAATTTCATTGTTGTCCTTTATTTTGTAATTTTACTTGAGCATCCATTCTAGCTTTTTCTAGTTGAGCATTTGTTTTAAGATTCTCTTTCTCCATATCTCTATCATGAGAAGTTCTTTCAGCTTTATGAACAAAGTCTAGATCCAAGTTATCTATCTCTGCTTTCAGCTTAGCTGCTTTAGCGATTGATTCTTGAGCCTTAGCTTGATTCAATTCAGCATCTGTAGTATTCTCTGTAACAGAAGAACCAAACATCGCTATTTGTGCTTTAAGTAGTTCTATCTCAAGCTTCTTCTTCTCTTCTTCTAATGGATCTGGCTTAGGCTCATAAGACCTTATTCTCTCTTCAGCCACAGGATCATTTTCTAATTTTGCTATATCAGCCATTATGTCTCTGGTTATTTCAAATGGAATTGTATTTCCAAGTGTCTGTAAAAGAAACGATTTTTTATTTATTTTGTTTTCATTCTCTTCTGGTGTTGATATCTCTAATTTAATATCAAATTTTCCATACATAAATTCTCTATTGATTGCAAGAAATTTATCATTTGTAATTCTAAATACTTGACCATCTTCTAGAAAAATTCTGTTCATAGCAATTATCTTCTTTGCTGCTTTACGGAGCATTGATGTATATCTTCTTAGAACCCCAAGGTCTCTCTTCGATGTTGCATCCATAGAGCTTCTAATAGCTGTAGCTGTTGAATTGGATCCAGCATTCCCTAACTCAAATGGTTTCTTTCCTGTCATCTCATATACTTCTTTGTCTTGATATTGAACGAAGTTCCATATAGACTGAGGAAACTCTGGTGGTTTATGCATATAAAAAGCATCACTTGGATTCATTAATGGATTGTATTCATAATCCTCTCCATTCTCATACTTTATCTTATTGGCACCAGTAATATATCCTGTAGGTCTAGCTTCTTGACCTGCTGCTGAACGAGCCATGATATCAATCATACTTCTTGTTACTGCACCTATATTTTCTTGATTCTCTTTAATTACTTCAGCTTCTGGTTCTCCATAATTAGAAGAAAATACTGGCTCATATTGACAAATTTCAAATGGTAGAGAATTAAATGGAAGTGGATTTGCTTCAAATCCTATGATGACATCATCAACATAAGTCATAACTATCATTTCTGTTTTACCAGTATTGTTTACATCCCAATATCCCCAATACTCTTTTACTATAAGTCTCTTTCGTGGATCATCTTTAAAATCAAAATTATCAAGATCTGTAACATTATCATCAATTTGATTTTGACCATTTCTATCTACTTTTATATTTATCATTTCAAGGTTTTTATAACTTCCATCTTTTTTAAGATTTGAAAGATTTGTTTCATATTCATAAATAATAAATTGAGCTTTCTCTAGATCCCCTTTAGCTGATGGATCTATAATACATTTCTTGTAATCAACAACTTGAAGAGTTGGATGGTTATGGGTCATATCTTCTTCAATGACTATTTCTGTTCCAACTTTTACTTCCTTCTCAACCATTTGCTGAGATAACATCTGCATTGCTTGTTCCATTTGCTCAGGAGGAACTTGCTGTTGAATCATTTGCATCTCTTCTTCTGATGGCTCATATGGAACCATTTGCATTTCAGTTACTGGAACCACCTTCTTAATCATCTCTTTTCTACGCTTCCAACCAATCTTAACAATCAAAGTACCTTGAGTCACTAAGACTCTACTTGATTGATTTATGAAAGTAGTAAAATCAATTTCATTATCAAATTGATAATTAAGAATAAGCTCATTCAACCTTGTTGCTTTACCATCTTCAAAAGTCCTTGGCTCTAAAGAGAATATGCTCTTTTTAGACAACAAAGGTTCTTCTATGACAGGATAAGTCCACTTGGCTTGTTTCTTTATAATCTTTGGTCTAGTCTTGGATCTATTCTTTCCATAACTTTTATTCTTT